TGGTTAAAGTAAGCCGTGTTATTGTCAATGAATCTGAAGGCAAGCGTCCAGAGCAGTATATTATTCGCGACATTAACCCTAACTTTGAAAACATGAGTGTGGCACAAAAAACTGCATCAGACTACATGATGACACGTGCCGGTGGAACATTCCAAGGTGGTAGCGGATCAGGAGGTGGAGGTGGATCACAAACTGGGGGCAACTATGCAACTGGTGCTGGATCAAGTCGTTTCCAAAGAGCACAAAATGAAGTTTGTCTTGATGCACGTCACATTATACATCTAAGCTTAAACGAAGGATTAGATTATTTTTGGCCATTTGGACAAAGTATATTAGAAAACATTTTTAAAGTATACAAGCAAAAAGAATTGCTTGAAGACGCTGTATTAATCTATCGTGTAGCCCGTGCGCCAGAACGTAGAGTGTTTAAGATTGACGTTGGTAATATGCCGAGTCACATGGCCATGGCGTTTGTTGAACGTGTTAAAAATGAAATGCATCAACGTAGAATTCCTACTGTAACAGGTGGTGGCTCCAACATGATGGATGCAAGTTATAATCCACTTAGTATTAACGAAGATTACTTTTTCCCGCAGACAGCTGAAGGCCGCGGAAGTAGTGTAGATACGTTGGCCGGCGGTGCAAATCTTGGCGAAATTGACGATTTAAAGTATTTTAACAATAAAATGGCACGTGGATTACGTGTACCAAGTAGCTATTTGCCCACTGGTCCAGACGACAGCGATCGTACAATGAGTGACGGGCGTGTAGGTACTGCACTTATACAAGAATATCGCTTTAACCAATATTGCGAACGCCTGCAGAAGCTGATTATGCAAAAACTCGACGACGAGTTTAAGATGTTTTTAAAGTGGAGAGGCTTTAATATCGACGGTAGTTTGTTTGATATTACCCTATGTGAGCCACAGAACTTTGCAAGCTATCGTCAAGCAGAACTAGATACTACTAGAATTACTGCGTTCCAAGGACTTGAACCATTACCTTATTTGAGCAAGAGATTTTTGCTCAAACGCTACTTAGGTCTTAGCGAAGAAGAGATCATGGAAAATGAACAAATGTGGCGTGAGGAACGTGATGCTCCTGAAGTAGAGACTACACAAGGGCAAGATTTGCGTAGTATTGGTATTACGCCTGCAGGTATGGAACAAGACATTGCCACAGGCGAAGAGCTTGCCGGAGCCGAAACTGGTGCCGCAGACGGTGCTCCTCAAGACGGTGCAGCCCCTGCTGTAATGCCAGGAATGGCTGCTCCTGCAAGTGGGCCCGGGGCATAAATACCATATGATTCTCAACGAAATATATGAAAAAGAACCCAATGCTTATCAAGACCTGAGTCAAGATAATAGTCAGGTTAAGTTAGGCGACTTTCGTAAAACTCGCCTAACTCTGCGTCAGCTTAATAAGCTACGTCAGATGAATGATGTAAGAACTTACGAATACAAAGAAAAACTTAAGCTGGTGCGCCAACAATATGCACCTGCTCCAGAGCCTCCGGCAATGTAAATCAATTTTACACGACTGTAACAAAACTGTCACAAACTTTGTCATTTATGACAGTTTTATGTCGTAAAACTACCAATATTACGAGATATATGTAAATATATTCACGAGCCATAACAATTGGAGGAGACTCATGAACAAACTTGAACAATTAATTGAATACGTTATTAATGATGACGAATCAAAAGCCCGCGAACTTTTCCACGAAATCGTTGTAGAAAAGTCACGTGAAATCTATGAAAGCCTCATGGATGAAGAAGCAGTCAATGAAGCTGACGAAGATGAAGAAGAGCTAGACGAAAGTTTTGGCGATCCTGAAGCTGACTCTGCTGACAACCTTATCAACGACGTAGAAGTTGAAGAAGAAGGCATGGCAGAAGACGACGAAGATGCTGAATTTGACGACTCAGCTGAAGAAGACGGCGAAGATCTAACTCATGACGAAATGGGCGGCGGCGAAGAAGATTTAGAAGACCGCGTTGTTGACTTGGAAGACAAGCTTGACGAACTAATGGCCGAATTTGAAGCTATGATGGGTGGCGATGAGCCAGCTGGCGACGACTTTGGTGGCGATGACGTTGGTGATGACATGGGCGGTGACGCACTTGCAGCCGACGATGCTGAAGCAATGGGTGCTGACGATGGTGAAGAAATGACCATGGAAGTTAGCGTTCGCCCAATGGGAGAAGCAATTAACTTAAAAGCAGCTCCGACTCCAGTAACATCTGAAGAAGGCGGTATTAACAAAAAGTCTACAGTAGCAGCTAACGCTGGTGCACGTGGTGCTATGGCAAGTCCTGTAAAAATGACTGGCGATATTGCACAAGGACGTCCAGCTCCTGGTACTAAGGAACTTATTGGTAAAGTAGGCAACAGCCCAGCACAAAGCACTGGTCAAAAGTTAACTCCTGCTACTAAGCCACATTTAGCTCAAGCAACTGGTGTTAACACTAAGTCACCATTGGCAAGAAGTTAATAAGAATATATGGCTCGATATCTAAAAGAACAGCTCAGCTTTACTCAGGCAAGGATTGAACTCCTTACTGAGGAAGCTGCTGACGGTTCTGGTAAAAGCCTATATATGAAAGGTATTTGTATCGAAGGCGATAAAGTAAACGCCAACGGTAGAATATACCCAGCGCACGAGATCCGCAAAGCAGTAGACACAATCAATGGTCAAATTAAAGAAGGACATTCAGTACTAGGTGAAGTTGATCACCCTGAAGATCTTAAAATTAATCTTGATCGTGCAAGCCATATTATTGAACATATGTGGTGTGAAGGTGCTATTGGTTACGGTAAACTCAAGATTATTCCTACACCTATGGGACAACTAGTTAAAACTATGTTGGACAATGGTGTAAAACTAGGTGTCAGTAGTCGTGGATCAGGAAATGTCGACGACAGGACAGGACATGTCAGTGACTTTGAAATCGTCACTGTGGATGTAGTTGCCCAACCCAGTGCTCCGAATGCATACCCAAAAGTAATCTATGAAGGCCTCATGAATATGAAGTACGGTCATAGATTACTCGAAGTAGCTCGCGAAGCTGGCACGGACAACAAGGTGCAAAGATACCTGAAGAGCGGAATAGTAAAGCTCATCAGAGATCTTAAAATCTAAGGAGAAATAAGCATGTTAGATGCTATTAAGCCATTACTAGATAGCGATTTCATCACCGAGGAAACTCGTCAAGAGATCAGCGAAGCTTGGGAAGCCAAGATGACTGAAGCTCGTGAACAAGTTCGTGCAGAACTCCGCGAAGAGTTTGCACAACGCTATGAGCATGATAAAACAGTGATGGTGGAAGCCCTAGATCGCATGGTAACAGAAGGTCTTGCCGCAGAGATTCAAGCAGTTCAAGCTGAAAAAGCTCAACTTGTTGAAGATCGTGTCAAATTTCAAGGCAAAATGAAAGAGTCTGCTGGTAAGTTTAACAACTTCCTAGTAACTAAGTTAGCTGAAGAAATTGGCGAATTGCGTAAAGATCGCAAAGCACACAATGAAGGACTAGAAAAACTAGAAGGCTTTATTGTACACGCTTTGGCACGTGAAATTCAAGAATTCGCACAAGACAAACGTGACGTGGTGGAAACCAAAGTACGTTTAGTGCGTGAAGCACGTAGCAAACTGGAAAGTCTAAAAGCAAAATTCATTAAAGAATCTGCTTCCAAGATGGGCCAGGCTGTTAGCAAGCATTTAAAGGCTGAACTTAGCCAGTTACACGAAGACATTAAGATTGCTCGAGAGAACAATTTTGGTCGTCGTATCTTTGAAGCATATGCCGCTGAATTTGGAGCTACTCACTTAAATGAGAAAGCCGAAGTTCGTAAGTTGCATGATATGATTGCACACAAAGATAAAAAACTGTCTGAAGCCATCAAACTCAGCGAAAACGCAAAAGTTTTAGTTGAGAACAAAGAACGCGAACTGCGTGTGATTAAAGAGTCCAATGAACGCGAAGGCACAATGGAACTTTTACTTGCTCCTCTTAACAAAGAGAAACAAGACGTCATGCGTAATTTGCTAGAGAGCGTTCAAACTTCACGTTTGAAGAACGCCTTTGAAAAGTATCTACCAGCTGTGTTACACGATCGTTCAGTAAAAACTTCAAAAGTTATTACAGAAAACGTATCAGTAGCCACTGGCGATAAATCTGTCCGTACACATGATGAAAATACCGAAGCCGAAAGCAACGTTATTGACCTCAAGCGGTTGGCAGGAATTTAAGAAAAACAAGGAGACTTAAATGTCACAAGAACTATTAGAAGGTCGTTGGAATGAGACCAAAGAAGCGTTAATGGAAGGTCTTAACGGTTCTAAACGCAATTCCATGAACGTTATCCTAGAAAATACACGTAAGTATTTGAAAGAGAACGCATCATCAGGCTCAACTGCATCTGGCAACATCGCTACATTAAACCGTGTGATTCTTCCAGTTATTCGACGTGTTATGCCAACAGTTATCGCTAACGAGTTGGTGGGCGTTCAGCCAATGACAGGTCCAGTTGGACAAATCCACACATTGCGTGTACGTTATGCTCAAAGTTTGACAGACACATCTGCTGCAGGAACATCTGTAACAGCTGGTCAAGAAGCTTTGTCACCATTTACAATTGCACAAGCATACTCTACAGTACCACAAAATACTGCAAGTACAAATACATATACTGGTGGAAACACAAGTACAATGGAAGGTACTGGCGGTAAGCAGATTTCTGTTCAAATCTTGAAACAGGCTGTTGAAGCACGTACACGTAAGTTGCAAGCACGTTGGACATTTGAATCTGCACAAGACGCACAAGCCATGCATGGTATTGACGTTGAAGCAGAAATCATGGCAGCTCTTGCACAAGAGATTACTGCTGAGATTGACCAAGAGATTCTCTTGTCATTGCGTACTCTAGCAAGTACTGAGTATACATACAACCAAGCTACTGTATCTGGTACAGCTACTTACGTTGGTGACGAACACGCTGCACTAGCTGTTCTAATCAACCGTGTTGCTAACTTGATCGCACAACGCACACGTCGTGGTGCTGGTAACTGGGCTGTTGTTTCTCCAGC